CGCTTTAGCTTTATCTTTAGCTGCTTGAGCGGCGTCCTCGAATATATAATCAATACCATGTAATCCTAATTTATCAGTCAAACTTGATACTGATTTAAGAATACTTCCTGTTAAACCAATACTTTTATTTAAATTTTTAGTAAAATTTATTCTTTTATTAATTTGAATTAAACTTTCTTGTTCAAGAAGAAAATTTTGTTGAGCAGCTTTTAATAAAGCAAGTTCTTGATCAGTTAAGTCTGTTCTTAAACTAAGATCTTCTCTAGATAAATCAACAATACCTTTTTGTGTAGCTAATCTTTCAGCTGAATTTCCTAATTCCTTATATGCGGATTTTGCTTTAGCTAATTCTTTTTCTAACTGTTTATCAGTTAGATTACCCATTTCTTCAGCATCTTCCTGAAGTTTTTTAGATATACTTTCTAAAATTCTATATTGTTTACTAGCAGCTTTAACATTATTTATTTGTCCTGCTAGTTCTGCATTTATTTCTTGTAATAAATTACGTTGATCTCTAGCCAAATCAGCTTCCGCCTGCAAATAAGAATTAATTGCAACTAGTTCTTGGGGAGTATAATTAGGATATGGCATTTAAACCAGTTTATATCGTGTATAAATATGAAAGCGCCCTATTTTTTGGGCGCTTTTGGTTTGGTTGTAAAATCTGGTTTTAATGGAGGACCTAATGGGGTTTTAGTTTTTTCATCATTAGTGAATGATTTATTCATAACTTCCGCCTGTTTTTCTAAATGCTCAATTACCTTCTTTAAATGATAATGTCTGTATCTAATAGGCATACTATATACCTCATCATAAGTAAATCCACCTTGGCCAAAATAACACAATGTGTGAATTTCTTCTAATAATATATTTTTATAGCTCGGCGTCAGGCCAAAAAAAGCTAATACCAATTGGTAATTCGATGCCCTCCACTACATCACCATTTTCTTTAACAGCATTAACTTTTAAGTCAACATCTGGTGTTATTTTATTAATATGGTCACGTAAAGCTTTTACATCTCTAGCTAACATATTCTCAGCGAAACTACGTATAGTAGTTACTTCTCTGTCACCGTTAATAGATGTGATTAAATGTTTCAAACGAGTTGTTATAGTGGCTACTGATTGTGGGTTAATTTTTTTCAATCCTTCAATTTCTCTATCAATCTTTTTTTCATCACCATGAGTCAATAACTTAAATGTCACCATTACTTTAGAAAACGGTAATTGAAAATCAAATTCATTTTTACCACGAGTAAACAAAGACTCATCTAGTGGTTTTGATTCAACCTGGCTTAAATCAATTGTTGCTTTTTCTTGAGCACCTGTGTTAGGATTATTAAGCATAAACTCATAGTCTTTACCATAACCTAAAATACGAGCTGCTATTAATATAGCGTTTTTATCTCCATTTAATAAATCATTATAATCAATTGGTGTGATAATCATTGACTGTAATAATTTATCAATAACTGTACCTTGTCTAATAAAGTTAGAGTTAGTTAAAATATCTTCTTCTTTAGCGGTCATATACTTCATTTCAATTACTCCTTTAGACAATGGAGATGATTCAGGATAAAGTAAACCCTTAGAAGGTAAGTCAATTTGCTCAGTTGGATACTTAAATTTTTCTTCCATAACGTTTTTATTGTTTTATATATATAAATATATCAAGAGATAGCCTCTGATAATGTTTGTTTAATATATTTTATATTGTTTTTAATATCATCCTCCCAGAATCGCAATAGTTTATAGCCATTATCTGTAGCCCATTGTGTTTTGATTTTATCTCGTTGTATATTTCTTTTTTGAGTTATATATTCAGGATTTGGAAATTTATCAGGATTACAATGCCAAAAATCACCATCTACTTCTATGATTAAATTATGTTCTGGAATATGAAAATCATAAAATGCTTTAATTTCTTTAGCATAGAAAAATTGTTGGTATTTAATATCTAATAAATCTAATATATTAGCAAATGTTTTTTCTAAGTTAGAAGTATAATGTTTCTTTTTTCCTATATTACCTGTCTTCCATTTTCTTTTAGCAGTTTCACTCATTTTTTTACGAGTCTTTTTAGATTGAACTCGTCCTACTCCAAATCCTTCTGGTTTTGGTTTTGGTATGCCTTTAGCTCCCTGAGATATTTTTTTACCTAGGTTAGGATCTTTTCTATTTTTCTTTATAGCTTTAATCACATGGTTATATTCACCAGATATGAATTTTTCTTTTCTGGTTTTGATTATAGCTTGTACTCGTTTTGGATTTTTAGGATCACCAAAGTGTCCTTTTACTTTAGCTTGATGACCATGAATCCATTTACAATAATCTTTTATAGTAGCCTCATAACGTGTTTTTTCTCCACATCCGCATTGGCATGTTGGATGAATACCATTATATTTTTCTTGTATTAACTTATCCTTTTTAAGCATAAAAAAACCTCCTTCGATAATAAATATTGAAGGAGGTTATAAAATGTCGAAATGGACTATAAAACTCTTAATTAAGAGCTATGAACATTTCTAGTAATTCAATATGCAATAATCCATAGTTACAGTTACACTGATGCTGATGTAAGCTTCATTAGCCCAATCATACTCACCAAAGTTAGCTTCTTTAACATAAGCGCCTTTAACAATCCACTCACCTACTACATCACCTACTGGACCTAAAATATCCAAACGTAAATCTTTCTTGTAGAAGTCTGAGTAACCATCACGGCCTGTTACTGATTCGTGAGCCAAACGAGCCCATTCCATTACAGCTTGAGCACCACTTGGAGTCACAGGATCATACATTTCAATTGTCATATCATTCCAACGAATTTTACCTTTTACTTTACGGTAAACGTTGATGTGGTCTAAGATAATCTCACCAGCATTAAATGATGGAGTTGAAGCTTTTTTAACTAAATAAGTTGGAACACCATCAATATACATCAAAAAGCGATTCTGAACTTTTGGTTCAAACGCGGTGAACATTATTTCATTTGGATCTAATACTGCCATTGTATTGTTGTTTTATATAAATATTAATAATTTAAGTTTCTTATGAACCAAATTCTACACCAGTTGGTAAGATGTTGAAATCTAAGAGGATAAATTCAGCTGTACGAGTTGGTTGTAAGTAAATTTGTCCTACTAATTGATTACGATCAATTACATCTGGAGTGTTATTTGTATCATCCATTACTACTTTGAATGCATATAAACCTTGTCTTTGTTGTACACTTTCTAAGTATGGAGTAACTTGAGATAAGAAGCGATTTCTTGTTACAGTTGTATTTTGTTCAAATACTAATGTCTTAGCTACATTACCAATGTAACGCTTAAGAGCAATTAATAAACGACGAACATTAATACGATCTAAAGCGCTAGCTTTTTGTTGTAATGTTTTCTGACCAAATGCTGTTACACCAACATTAGGGAAGGTAGCGATTGGGTTAACTTTACCAGCATATAAATTATCATGATTTACTGGAGATAATTTTCTTTCAGCTTGAATAACACCACCTAATCCACCTCTATTCAAACCAGCAGGTGCAAACCATTCAGCACTTACATTATCACTGAAAGCATAAACACCAGCCATAATAGTTGAAGCAGGTACCCAAACTAACTTACCAGTTTCTTGAGATACTACTTGAACCCATGGCCAATAAGCACCAGCGTAGTTAGTATTAACTGTAGCAGCTGAATTTACAACACTTGTTAATGTACTGTTATATTCTTTTAAGTCAGTGATATAGAAATAATCACCTCTGTTTTCAGCGTTAGTTATAAAACTAGTTACAGCTGATGAGTGTAAAGATTTGATCAAACCTGGAGTTACTAATAACTCATAATCATATTCATCTTTATTAGATAAAATATTACTAGCTGTTAAATAATTAGCTGATGGTAAACCTTGAGTTGTAGCTCCTATATTTCCAAATAATGTATTTCCAATAGTTGAAATGTTATATCCTAATCCATCACTAAATGATCCACCATAAGAACCAGATCCAGCAAACGGTAATGAAGCTGAATAGCTAGTACCATATAAAATACCTAATTGAGATGTTACACCAACACCACCAACATTGTTAAAATAATTTGGAGTAGCACCAAATACAGATTTAACTCTTACATAGCGGCTATTGTTTGGATAATCACCAGATATTTGAATATAAAAACCACCCATATCAGCATCATAAGACAATGTTTTGGATTGGTCACCAATCACAGCAGCTATATAGTTTGGTTGATTTGGATCTAAAGATACATTAGTGAATGTTTCTAATACAACTTTATTAAGTGTATTATCATCACCACGACGAATTAAAACAGTGAATGTACCTTGAGATTCGTTAACATTTGTAACTTCCCATCTTACATTTTCTAAAGATCCACTATCTAAACCACCGTTGGTTAAATAAGAACTTGTATTATGTGTCATTAAACCATAGTTTAATGTTTCTAATACAAATGATTCTGTTACATTAGTTAATGATACATTACCACTTCCGCTGGTCCAAACAGTAGCTGTTGATGGAGTAAATGAACCACTAGCGACTCTTGTTACTAAAATAGTTTCACCACCTTGTTGGAAGTAGTTATAAGCTGCTATTGAGGTTAAAAACTCATAGCTAGCACCACCACTAACAAATGAACCACCAAAACGGTTGATGTAATCACTATACGAAGTAACCACAGTTGGAATGTATGGTTGACCTTTAACAGTTGGTCCAACTAATGCTAAACCAACAGTAATTGGTAACTGGGTTATTTGAGATAAATCATTCTCACGGGTTAATACACCTGGAGAAATTAATGTTTCTTGCGCCATGTTTTAATTAGATTTTGTCTACTGATAAATATATGAAATGATTTATAAAACGAAGAAGCCCCGACATTGCTGTCGAGGCTTTCTTCTATATTAACTCCTAACACCTAACAATACATATTACGCTTTTACTTCTCCTGTCTCAAGATCAATAGTACCTTCACCATATTTTTCTTGTAACTGAGTAGCTAATTGTTTTTCACGTTCAGCTATTTCTTTTTGGTAATTTTCTAACAAATTAAATTTTTGCAACTCTAACTCACCAACAGCTAATGCTAAATTAGCATAGTCTTGTTTAATGTCTTTAATAGACTTTAACTCTTCAGTTGTTAATTTTTTTGCGATAACACTCATAATTATTTTTTAGTTGATTTTTTAGCTGGTTTTTTAACTGAAGCTTTTTTAGTAGCAGCTGGTTTTTTCTTAGCGGCTTTTTTCTTAGCAATAGTTTCAGCAATTGGTGCTGGTGTAACTTCAGGGGCTAAATCATCAATAAATGGATGGATTTCTGTGTTAATTTCTTTTAAATCTTTGTTTTGTTGCTTATTGATAAGCCAAAGTCCAACAACAACAGAAATAATAGCGGCTAAAATTAAAAATGTTACCATAATTTATTTGTTTGATATAAATATATACAAAATTTAAAAAACAACCAAATTTACTTATAATGTTCTCCTCCAACCCACAAAACAAATGAGCGGCGTGTTCCTTTAGTTACTGGTGTTACACGGTGCATCATGTATGAGGGAAATATAAATACTAATCCTTTATCTTTAGGTGCTTGTATAATTTCATTTCCACCTTTCCAATACTCTAAATCACCACCTTCATATTCATCAGGTCCTGATAATTGAACAGTGAGTGATATTTTTCTTAATGAAGGATTACCTGGTCCAATATCTTGATGCCATGTATAATGTCCATTTTCTGTAGCATAATATTCAGTATACTGAATTAAATCTTGTACTGAGTATAAATCAAAATGCCATAGTGCATTGTTGGCCTGAACAGCCATATCCATTAATTTAAAATATAACCAATTCCATTGTTGATTATTTGGTATCCATTTAACAGATGATGATCTAACTTCTTTACCATTTGATTTTGAATCTATAGTTGATGCTTGTTCAAAGTTCAATGTCGCTACATCTTTGTAAACTTTGTCTAACTCTTCATTATTAAAACCATTTGTATAATAATAATAATTTTGAGGATCATTTTGTTCTTTTGAAAATAAAAATGACATGTTTTAAATTTTAAATATATAATTTACATAATTTTCTTGATCACCATATCTACTAGGTATATCTTGTATATCACATCCATCAGTTAAATAAGCCCAATCCTCAACACCTAATTCTTTAAATCTTTTATTTATAGCATCATTATAAAAATTAGCCAT